ATTTTATATTTAATTAATTAAGTATAAAAATGGCCACTTAAGAAGTTTACGTTGAAATCTCAACGAAAAGTCGTGGCCAACACCCTTAAAAAAACAGCCAACGTGGCCAAAATTTTTGGCCAATCGCAAAAATCAGTTTTGGCCACTCTGGCCTTTTGGCCACTTTTTGGGCAAAAATCGACCGAATCTGTCACCCCATCTAGTGGGTGACCGGTTAGTGGCCAAAAATCGTAAAATTGCTTGACCGAAAAAATGTCCGTTTTTCTCAAAAAAAAAGATAATCCGAGTCCCTTTTGAGAGGCAGGGGACCTCCCTTAAGAGATCCCCCACCCCTCAAAAATCAGTACCGGCCAGCCCTAGCGCCAGCCTTCGTTCGCCTACCTCGAGCCCGCGGCTGCTTAGCCCGCTCCTTCCACCCAGCCTGGTTGCATGCCATCATGAAAGTATTCCGATCTCGAGGCATCCGAGCGACTTCCTCAGCGCAGTCAGCTCGCCAAGGCAAAGCCTTTTTAGGAGCCCTTCCACCGAGTACAGTCTGCGTCTCTTTTCCGTCAAAGACCTCAACCCGATAGCGATCGCACGCGACGTTCGACAGGCGGTCAGTGATGTAAGATTCGGCGTAAATGACTCCGCGACTCTTCGACTCGCAGTAGAAGTGTTTCCTGTACAATTCCCTCCCAAACAAATATCCGATGATGGTGAACATGTACTTCATCCTCTCAGGGTGTCCGACAATGGCGTTCTGCAGATCAGCGTTCATGGTATTGATTCCTTTCAAATATGTTGAGTAGTTTGGTATCGTGTTCTCACGCAGTGGCGGGAAAGTCTTCGTCGAACAAAACATTAACCCGAATGTCGTAACGGTTGCATGAGTTCTTGTAGCCCAAGAAATTGATACGCAGCGCCGCGTAGCGGTTAAGGTCTTCCGTATTACCGAAACGACGACGCTCTTCGAATCTAAGCTCGTCATTCCAGTAGCCTTTGAAAATCAGTTCGAACGGCATATCAGCAACATCCCTTTGTGCAAGAGTTGATCAGACTGAATGATTTGTCGTCCCGCCAAATGCGAATGACCGCGTTATCGGCAATCTCACCGTCACGAATAACTCCGGCGACTTCATCAAGGATCTTCTCGGCGAACGAATACGCGTCGTTCATCTCGTTGAATCCCTGAGTAGTCTCGACATAGACATGCGCGCCCACGCCGTATTCCACCTGTACCGTGAATGTCATGAGAATCGCTCCTTTCTTTCACATTCCCAAAATATCGTCACCGTCAAAACACTTCACTTTGACTACACGAATGACAATATTTCGCTCCATCATGGTGTTCACAAGACCCGTCACATAAGTATCTGCCTGCGCACGAGTCTTGAAGAACGTGTAGTATTCCTTCTTCACTCGTGTGACCTCGTCTGCTACTGTGATGTGGACCATCCACTCGATCTCCGTGTCTGCTCCGAAAATATAGGTGTTGTCAGTCATTGTCGCTCCTTTGATTTGCGTGGTTCTCTGGACAGTGGACTGTGTGGTCCTTCGGGTAGATGCGCCCGTTCTTCGTTCGCCAATACTCCTGACGATCATATGGATGCTTGTCAAGCCACTCACGGCTCTGACACTCACAAGGTTCCGGTCTCTGAATATCCGAGTTGATGATGTAGTTGATCAACTTCGTGATCGTCGTGGACAGTTCATGATACAACGCAACTTCGTTAATTGCGAACGTCTTAGAGACGAGGGCTGTTTCGTGCACGTTGAAAGGCGCACAATCACCATCGTCCGCGAAACAGTCAACACGAACGTGCAAAGTATCTTCTCGTTCATAAATATCGACCGAGAAATCGGACAGATTAAAACCGTTCCTAGACATTTTGTTTCCCACCAATGTGATCTTCGATTCCCTCGACAATTAGTCGCGCGACAGCATCTCGATCGTTTGAAATATAGTCATATTCGAACATCGAGATCTTTACGTCGGGATCGTTTTTGTACACATTACAGTGCGCCTCTTTTATCGTCTGTGCCGATTCACGGGATCTATGAAACGACATGAACCGACGAACACTTCCGTCCTTTTTTACAGTCTCGACCATAACACACCAACTGCCCCCTTCAGGGTTGTACACAACGCAACCCGGCTTCCTTAACATGGTTCTCTCCTTCAGAGATTGTACGCAAATATGCGCTCGTTGAAGACGCCCTTCTTCCTGACGGCCTCGCGGACGGCAGAGTCTATCCCAGACTCTGATACAAGGTAGAAGTATTGAAGGTCTGTGAATGGAGTGTTGATCCGGTCGATCCGACCTTCAGCCTGCTCCAAGACCTTCCACGAATAGTTAAGAGAGTAGAAAACAACCGTATCGGTCTCAATACAATTCCACCCCTCAGCGCCCGCGGTATACTGTACCAAATATACCCATGAGTCAGTGGCCGGAATTGGTTCGTGATTATGGCCATTCCATTCGGCTACCACGAATTCATCTCGCAACGTCAGCAAGATATCCCGCTCGTAGTCAAAGTTATAGAACACAATCAGTTTCTTACGCTTCTTCGCAAGCAATCGGACATGCTCGACACGAGACTTATCCGAATTAACACACTTACGAAGTCCGTAACAAACGCCGCCAGCGTTCTTATACGGCTCACCTGTCCAAGGGTCTACGCGCTTCTTCACAATGGACTCATATGTCTCCTCATCGTACTTCATTGAAATATAGGCGCGGTTACGCCTCGTGTGACGCTCTGCCGGCATCGGGACGAGGATCTTCCTACGACGAGCTTCGAGAAGTCCCGTGTTGACATATCGCTTAACCTTAGGGTACTTCGCAAACCTGTCCCAGATGATGTGTTGCTCTGAAAAGTCTGTTCGGTTTCGGTAGAACCCATTTGCGATGAATAGGGGGACGTAATCGAGCCACGTATCCCCAGGAGTTGCGCTCAGTAAGATCCACAGGTTGTGCTTCGATATCTTGAGAAAACTCTTAACCCAAGCGCCAGATCCAACAACACGCTGCTCGTCAAATATGAACACATGATCGCGGTAATCTGCAAACTTCGAGACATTGTTCCAACTTTCAATTGTAACATAGTCGCAGTTAACACCAATGGCAGCAAACTCACCCTCCCATTCGAACGAGTCGCGTTTTCGCGCAGTTGTGATTACAACAATCTTCTTTGGATCCGCATGAGAAAGGGCCCAAGAGGCTCCTACTCGTGACTTGCCAGAGCCGACTCCGCCGACTAAGACTTTGCCACTTTGTAGGAGCCCCAGGGCCTCTTCCTGGTGCGAATATAATTTCGCAACCATTATCGTCCGAGAATCTCCTCCCTCAAGAGCGGCAGCACGATCTCTCGCACATCCTCAGGGATGTCCGGATTCATCTCAACGCGTACCGGGAACGAGAAGATCCCGTAGTACACCTTGGCGACGTACTCCCAACTATAAGGAGTCGTGCCATTGAGGATAGTCCGGCCCTTGTGTGAGAAGACCTCAAGCCACTTGACATACTTCACATTGTCCGTTTCTCCAGGAACAATGTCGACCTTCCCGAGAACCGCCTTGTTGCCTTTGAAGACACCATGATTGAAATCGGGTGGCGGAGGGGTCGGCGACTTTGTTCCGTTCGCCATATACACCGATTCGGGCATTTCGTCGGGTTCGTATTCGATATACATTCCGTTTTCCTTTCTTGAAAATATGATTCTGGACTGATGATGTCACATCTGGATCGGATTATCGAATCCTCGAAGGAGGGCTTTCTTGATCAGACGGCGGTCTTCCTCGTCAAAGTCAGGGTTGACGATTACTGATGTAATGTTTTTGTTTTCAACCTTCAGACGAACGACCCAATCACCCCCATTGTCAATAGTCGGGAACCCTTCGACCGTCAAAGAATTGATCTCAACTAACGACACATACGAATCGGTCGGAAGACCAATCGCAGGTGTCGAGGCAAGTCCGTCTAGAAGCTCCACTGTCAGTCGAGGCTTCTCTTCGGGACCAACAATCCGTCCGTTTTGGAAGTTGATCCGAATGGTGTATGGCTTGTCATCTTCGATCGCGTTACCAACGGCCCGCTTAGCGATCGCCAACAGATCGCCGTTGATGGGCGTCTCAGCCATAGGGTTACGGTTGAACTTAACGCCGGAATTAATAAGTTCGGCCTTTGTTTCGTCGGGAATCTTAGCCATCAGAGGCTCTCCTCTCCAGGTTCCTTGTTCAGTGCTGCCTTAATGGACGCCAGGGCAGCCGGCGTGATCTTAGGATTGAACTCTGCGTTCTTGCTCCACCAGGCACCGTATCGAGGACCCTCACCATCTCCAGGACCGAGGATGTTGTTACCCGCTTGATCAACACGCATGATGTAGTCGCTACCAGCGTCGATAACGGTCTCCTTGGTCTTGTCGTTACCATTGCGACCGGATACGAAGAATGTGATCTTTCGGACAGACCAGGTGTATGTAATCCCGATCGGATTGGAGTCACCGATAATAGTCTTGTCAGTCTCCTCGCCTTTGACAATACCCTCGATCTGAATCGAGAACTTGGTGTAATTTCCGTTACCCGGGATGAATCCGTTTCGGATGTTGACAACCGCCGTGAAGTTGTCGTCATCAAGACCTGGGTCGTCGGAATGTTCCAGAACGTATGCAAGGTATTCCGCGATGTCTTGCGGACCTCCCTTCTTAAGCTCCCTCACGGGTCTGATGTGTTCTGGTGACCATGTGCGATCACTCGGCACGATCGTTTCGAACCAGTTAGCCATTGACTAACCCGCCTTCCTCTAGGAATTGCGACCAGATAATATCATCTCGTCGTCTCTGAGTTTTTCGAACATCGACTCGATCCCCCAAGAACAGGTTATCGAGACTGTTGTTGTCGAGGTCGCCATCTGCGTGACAGACATACGTTCCTCGATCAGGCCACCTCATGAAGAACGCGGCCCATACCACGGATGCTAGCGTTTTTTCAACCGGCTTCCGCGGAGTCTGGTATAGGCGGACATACAATGTCTTGCTCCGCCTGCGAATAGGCTTGATGACGCGACCTGTGTTGACGACTCGGACCACGCCCAAACGGTTAACCTCATAACGAGGGAAGTCAGGTACAATCGCCCAAATATCCTTGTAAGACTTGTACATGAGTAGCTCCTTTCATCTAAGACGGGGGCAGACCTATTACAGCCCACCCCCGTCTAAAAATATGATCAGTCGAGGTCAGCGTACTTCGCGGCGAAGGAAGCAGATTCGTCATCCATCACGACATACAGCTCCTTGACGTAAGCCGAGATACCCTTCTGTCCACGGATGTCATACACCGACGGGTGGATAACAACATCAGCAGTCTTGATCGTGATGTTATCCAGGGTACCGACAGTCTCCTCATTGAGGAGCTGCTTGCGACCGCCCGCAACAAGCCAGATGGCAGGGGCTCGGAACTTGTACGAGACCTTGACTCCGAGGTATGGACGCTCAGGGTCGAACTCGCCGTCCTGGTTTTTGCGGTACTTGATATTCCATCCATCTTGCTCGAGATCCTCGACGAGGTTGACGGGGATCGCGACCGAGAATTCTCGCTTCCCGCCGTCCTGGTTGAAACGAGTCGGAGAGCCCGCAAAGTTCGTGAAGAGGAGCTTGGCGTCCTCGATGACGAGATCGGAGGGGGTGTTATTGAATGCCATGATGTTTTCCTTTCTCAGCGGCATAGAGTTTCGAGATCGACGAATTGTTCGATCGCTTGTTTTGCCTCATCGGCGAGCATCTCGGCGTAAGACGTATCGACGTCCTGCTCCTGATGCATGAATTGGACCATCTCTGCTTCCTTCCAGCGATAGCCCTTTGTTCCAACGACGGCGTCTTTGATCTCGCCTTCGTTGTTCATCCTGAGTAGCTCGGCACCACCTCGATCGGGTTTAATCGGTACGAATGCGCCGACTTTACCAACGAAGTGATCCCCACTATCCGGGAATCGTAGGTACATCGCCGTTTTGACCTGCTTGGTCTGAATGAAATCCTCGAATTCAATCGGCTCCTTCGTGAAGAGTTTCTTGAATACGTAGGGTTCCTGGAACTGCTTACCGGTAGCAGTCCATTCACCCTCGTGAGGAAAAGCATACTTGGCGATGTAGACGGCCTTGTTCACGAGCACCATCTTGGCATAGGTGGCCTCGTGTTCAAAGTCATACCCGTATCGCTTCCCGAAGTCCATCACCTTCTGAATATCTTCGGGCGTGGCGTTCGGGATCTTGATCGAGTCCGTCTTGATGTGCGCCACAGTCAAACCGAGTTCCTCTTGCACATAGTGCTTGAGATCGATCATGAACAGTGCACCGCGTTTCGCGACGATGTTGTCCACGTTGCGAGGATCCCACGCGGGGTTATCGAACTTGGCACTAGTCAACCCATACATCGAGTTGATCGGGATCTTGAGCGCCTTGCCCAATTCGTCGAGATCGTAGTTCTTCGCGATCTCAACGAGACGTCCATCGAACAGCTTGCTCAGCGCGTCCATGTCCTTGTGTTTGATCGCAACACGAGCTTGTTTGAGCTCGCTATAGCGTTCAGTGTAAGGACCGAACAGGTTGAGCTGCTCAATCGATGTCGGGTGCATTGACGCGACATCCAGAAGGGCGACGTTCTCGTAATATCCTGGTTCAGAATATACGTAGCCACCCTCCCCCGGATCTTCACCTCGATATGACGAGCCCTTGAACTTGTCAAAGGTGTACCCAGGGAAAATCGTGGACAGATCCGTATAGACGAACTTCGACTTGTCGGGCTTACGATCCTTTCCGAACACTAGAGCACAGGTGTGCTGGTTTGTAGTATCGTTTACAGTCAATCCCGACAGTTCTGCCAAGATCTTCCTCGCGCCCCAGTCACTAGCGAGATGGTTGAACACAATTTCGGTGGCCTTGACATCGTTCTTGCAGTATTCAACGACATCATCCCATTGATCCTCAGGGACCGGCTGATCCCAAGGGAGGGTGTTCTCCTGGTGCTTGATCCCGAGCTCAATCTCCCACTTCTTGAGAGATTGTTTCTTGGTCGAGAAGTCGTAAATATCTGTGTACGACAGGTTGTATGCCTCACGGAAAGTTGCGTTCTTCTCATTGTTGATGATTCGTTGAGAGACCTCAAAGAGCTCTTCATTCGAATATCCGAGCGAGGCGGCGTACATGATGTGGTTGTCATATTTCCGGTTGTTGAATCCAATCAACCGAAGATCAAACAAAGACCTAACGACTTCGGGTCTTGGGTTCACCAAGAACCGAACGCCAGGACGATCTGTGACCCTGTAACAGATGACAAACAGATTCGGGAAGACCTCAACATCGTAGAATGCGATGCGTCCGTTGCCCTCCTCCGCCACCTCCATCTTGTCTTCAGACATGAAGTGCATCTGCTGAACCATCTTGAGACACCGCTCAGATTGGTTCGTCGAGGACATGGCAAACGTCGTCACAGCATTGCGAGAGTCGGTCACATCATATGTGATACCAGACTCGTATGCCTCGTCGAGAACACTCTTGATGAAATCCACATTCGGAGCCGTGTTGGCGTGTACCTCCTTGCGGAGCGCCTTAGCAATGAGAGACCGGAGATGATTCTCATCGGCGACATGCTTCTTGTTGATCATCTTGGTGGCCTTTGCTGGGAGCTCCCCCGGATAATCTGCGATAGCTCGCCCGTTGTGAAGGGACAGTCGTCGCCGAAGAGACGCTTTCCCTCGGAATCTCTTGATTTCAATTCCGGGCGAATATTCAGCAGTGGTATCCTTATCGACAGGATACCGGTAGATGAGGTGTAAGCCGCCGCCGCTCTTTGACGTTTCCGCATACGTCGGAGGCCAAGCAGCAGCAGCGTGAAGATTAGCAGATAGGTCCTTTTCACCGTCTGCTCCTTTCAGATCGAAGTCGATGCAAATATATTCTTCGGGAAGAAGAACATAATGCTCGTCAATTGGCGTTATGTCAGCGAGTGTCGTCGTAACATTTGCCCAAGATTTCTTTGGCGTTCCTCCTTCCGAAGAGTATTGAGCTTTACATCCAGCGAAGTGTTCGTCAAATATAGACTTGATTCCGTTGTGTAAATCCAACCAATTGTCGCTCTTTAAGGGTTCGGGTTCGCCCTCAAAACTTTCGAAGTTATCTTGTTTGAGTCCAACGAAGAGGCTCCGATAACGAACTCCATCGATTTGGATACGATCGTGAAACTCTCGAAAATAACGACTCAGTTCGGTCTTGAATCGGAAACGAGGCATTAGGTACTGAATACCGGTTTCGTCAACATACGCCTTATAATCGGAATATGCTTTCGCAAGTGTGACATTGTCATCAGGACCCATGTCTTCATAAATCTCGGATACAAAGTTGTACACGGGATTTGTTTCAGAGATCATGGTTCTCGTTCGATAGTTCAGATAATACTCAGGTCCGAGAGACCGATAGACATCGATGCAATGTTGAGCAATACATCCGAGTTCTTGATCCATCGCGCGTACTGTTTCACGGTACTCACTGACTGGAAGGCGCCTACCCGATGGCGACACATCGATCAAACGTCGAGGAATACCCGAGTTCGCGTCCGTGATCTTAACCGGGTTGTTGGACGCCATCACAAGAGTTGTCGTGATTCGCAACGATCGAGGATCTTTGAACTTCTCGTTGATGAGCTGGATCTCATTCGAGATGATTGAATTTAGACGAGTGTTTGTCTCAATCCTACTAAGATCGCCGTCGTGTTCAATAGCGACCAGAGGATCGTTAACAAACGATGCCAATGCAAATGAGTTGTTTCGTTGTGCCAATGCCTCCGAATCAAACGCTATGCTGTAGTCGCCAAATAGCTTCTGCATCACGTTGATAACTGTGGATTTGCCTGAACCAGGAGTACCGTAAAACACGAGAAACTTGTCGATCTTTCGACAATCACCCGTAAGAATTGCCCCGATCATCCATTCGATCTTCTGTCGTTCGGAAGGATCGTATAGTGTATCGACGAGCTTTGTCCAGTTTACCGGGGTCCCGTTTTCCAGCGAATATGGGAGTCGATACGAGACGTAATCGTCTTGGCGTATCGGTGTATCGGCAAATACTGGACTGCGATCAAGAGGATGGTCATTGTCGACCATGTTCTTGGTCCAAAGACGATATTTTTTCCAGATACCGTCGTCGTCTCGTTGGCATAATCTCGGAATAAGATTCTGAATTCCAGAACTATCAACGTATTGTAGAACGTCACCATCGATGATATCGATAACGTCGAATTCGTTTTTAGACCAGAGTTCAGTCTTTGGGTTCCAGATCGCGACAAATGAGCCATTACGGATCATGATGTCCCGAGACTCAAGATTCACGAATCTCGGAACGGCTTCCATCATCCCCATCTGGCCTCGGATAGGATTTGTTTCGATCGTGTAGAAATCCACTCGCAAAGCCTCCTTTAGTGGTATGGGTCGTACAGATTAGCCCACATGATCATTTGTGTGGTAAGGGGCATCTCGAGAATATTGGAACCGGGAATCCGGAAGAGACCCCCGGTGCCATTGCGACTGTACGTCCTGTACATTACGTTTTCAGCAATATTCAGGGCCGCCTCGTGAATCTCTGAAGGTAGGCGCCCATCGTCAGAATATGACCGAGCGCCCAAATTCAAGAGAATAGACTTCACGAAGTCAGCGCGATCCTGATACAGCATAGCTGTCAGGGTATCAGTGATGCTCACGAAGACTTCGAGAAAAGAGGCAGGAGCTTGCCTCGGCATGGGCATGGACGTTTCGTAGCAGTACTCATCCCGCATACGAAGAGCCTGGATGGCCTTATCTTCGTCTTCGGGAATATACCACGCGAAGTCAATCTCATCCCATACCGAAGCAAGCTCCGTGTAGTTCTCAAGACACCCTCGCTTGATGAGCCAGGATGCGTATGACATGTCAGATCTTGTCCCAGATCATTCCGTCAACGTTGAAGTCGAGAATGAAGTTCGAGTCGACGCGAGAGTAATCGTCGGACGGGACGCGGTAGACGTTTGAGTCGTAGTCTCCGAACGAGACGTAGCCGTCACCGTCCTCAGAGTTCTTAAGCCACCCGACCACAGAGCCCTCACGAGTGCGAGAGAGTCCAAGCTGGTCGTAGACCTCGTTCAGGAAGAGGTGACCCTTACGCTCAAGACGACGGTTCGCCCACAGCTGAACTGCCGCGATGTTCTCAGAGGTGTAATCCTCGTTCTCGTCCCAGCAGTTTGAGGACTCCTCGGTAACGATGCGCGAGTAGGGCGAGAGATCCCGAATAGACGCGATTACTGCGTCAGCAACATCGGCCGCGTCAGACTTGTTGTCAGAAGAGAGGATCTCCTCAGCCGTCTTTTCGTAATTGGGCAGCTTCGGACGGGTGATCTTCTCAACAGTCTCCTTGCCGAGTGCGTCAACCATGGTCTTCTTGTAACCGTCGAACGCGTTCTGGAGAACCGTGTACGCTGCACCGAGCGCAGCAAGACGCTTCTTGTTGATGGAGTTCGAGAAGTAGATCATCGTGATGGTAGCGGCACCGACGATCGCAGCCGGAGCAACTGACTTGGCCGTGTCGAGGATGAAGAGGATTCGCATCTTCCGCTCGTACGCCGGAACTTCTTCGTCGGGGATCTGATCTGCGTTGCGGATAGCTTCCCTACGGCGCTCCCAGTCGCGTCCCTCGACGTCCTCGAATCGAGTACCCGCCTGCCAAGCAAGGTAACCTGTTGCGACGACGCCGGCCGACGCGGCGACAGAGAGGATTGTGGGGGCGTGCTTCGAGATACGGGCAATGCCCGTGTGGAAAGCAGTTGTGATAGACATTTGAGTGTGCTCCTTTCTGAGCAAATATGAGTTACTTGAGGGGTTCGGGACGATCGGCAGAGACGAGCCAACCTTCCCGGATCTGTCGGATTTCGAACGCATCGGTTGTGGTCCAACCCCAGCGTTCATCGGTGTATCGGGGCTGAATCCCGACTGACGACATCAGATCTGCAACAGAGACCTGGCCGTATTGTTCGATCTGTTCGGCCACATACTCGATTACATCGACGGCGTCACCGCGCGTGTCGAATACGAGGTCCTCGACGTTCGTGGGCTTAGGTTGACGAGCTTCACGCCGTTCAGATCGACTCGAGTCGTAGTAGCCCCGCCCACGATCGGAACGAGACGAACTAGAATATGACGTGTATCCGGATGTGGGACGACGCCTAGGATCGACGTTGCCGTAAAGCAGCTGCTGTATACCTTGAGTCACCATGTCGGTGATAGCGTTCTTAGCAGCTGGAATGGCGACGTCAACAACAAGATGCTCAGCAATCTCTGGGAGATCCTGAGCGAAGAAGGTCCGAAGAGCTTCCTTGATGGCAGACTTCTTCTGGACCTTGGCTTTCGCAATGACCTTCTTCTCGGGGGAGGCCCCCTCCTTGGCTTTATCAGTGTTGCCAGGGAGGGAGACCTCAGAGGGCCGAGTAGGCTCGATGGGGACGATGTCTGCCATCAGTTGGACTCAGCCATCTTGCGGAGCTCTTCGAGCGAGGCGCCCGGGTTCTCCTCGATCAGCTTGCGAGCCTTACCCATGATGTCATCGGGGAAGAGGCCGGCGAGGAACTTGTTCGAGAACTTCGGGTCCTCACCCAGCTTATCCAAGAGCGCGTCGAATGCAGGAGAGGCCAAGAAAGCCTTGGTGGCACGCTCGTCCTTGAAGAAGCGCTTACCGTCCTCGGACCGCTCGCCGTATGCAGCGCCGACAAACTCACAGAGGAGCTTGTATGCGTCCATCGGAGAAGCGTCACCGCCGTTGACGGTTGCGATCTTCGCCGAGAGGGGCGTGCGCTGGAGCTCCATGTTCATGAGCTCGCTCTTGGACAGGTGGAAGTGGAGCTGTTCTTCAACCTCTTCGCCGAAGAAGTTGGTGTACTTAACCTTGATAGTCTGCATGTCAGTTGTCTTCCTTTCGAGAAGCGAGGTATGCGATCGTGCCGACGGCAGCGATCAGAGGGACCAGAACCGCGAGAACTCCCGCGTAGGTTCCGGTCTTAGCGAGCTTGGTCTCGCTAGGCTTGGGGTTTTCGGCCGTCACAGTAGGTCGGGTCGAAGGCGCAACCGTCTTGGAGTTAGACGGCTTAGGTGAAGGAGTGCTCGTTCCCGACTGAGGCGCAGGAGTCGTCACAGAGGGGGTCGGAGCGGGGGTTGTAACTGAGGGAACCGGCACGGGCGTCGTCGTGGTCGGGTTGGGGGCTGGAGTCGTCCCAGAAGGAGAAGGCGCCGGAGCCGGCGTGGTCCCGTCTCCACTTGTCCCACCATCGACCTTGACGTCGATCGTGCGCTCGAGCTCGAGGCCGTTGACCGTAGCGACATTCGTTGCGGTCTTAGCGCCTGCCGGCGTAGCCATCGGATCAGGAGTGTACGTGACACACACCTTCACGCCCTCGGGAGCAGTGAATTCGATAGTGTTTTCGTCAATCCGATTGGCCGAAATATACGTCGTGGTCTTGGGGTCCCAAGTGTCTCCACGAGTGCACTTGACGGCGGTGCCAAGCTTGGTGTAACCATCGTTGATGGTGTACTTGGTACCGGGCTTGGCGATCCAAGTGATCATCCACGAAGTAGTACCGTCAGGGTTAACCCAGCCCCACTTCGAATTCTCCGGATTGGCATCCTCGTAGTGGCCGCCGTTGCAGTCGTTATCGCAGGCACTGTCCCAATCCTTGTCACCGAAGGTAAATGGGTATGCCCGCTTGCCGATGAGGATCTCCCCCCATTTCTTGCCGACGACAGACTCCTGAAGACGTGCGGTCGTCCACCAAGTGCCGGAAATATCCGTCTTGGTGGCGAACGACTCAGGGACGTTGTCCACGGTGCATGTAAGAATGCCCTGAGTAGCCTTGCAGGTGCCGATCTTGTCGCCGCTGTCAACTGTGAACGGGAAATCATACGCCCAGTTGATGTACGTAGACTCGACCGTGAAAGACTCGCCTGCTACGAGCTTTTCGGTCTTCCACGTACCCTTAACTGTAACGGGCGAAGACACCTGGGAGCTGCCCGAGGAGATGTCGGTGATCTTGGCGGTGATCGGCGAGCCTACCGCGTACGCAGGTGTCAAATATCCGCAGATGATGGCGATCGAGATAACGATCGACGCGAAGAATCGCTTCATGGTTCTATTCCTTCCAAATATGCGAAAGCCTATAACCCGTGTTAGGGGTTATAGGCGGTGAGGTGTTTCAGACAAGAGGTCCGTCTGTGATATCGATGACAGCCTTCAAGCTGTCGCCGTCCATCCCGCTGTCAACACAGATATCCAGAACCTTGTCGATACGTTCGCGGTAAGCGGCTGCGAAGGACGTGCGGGTCTGCTGAATAGCAGCCTCGTGAGCCTTTCGTAGCCCTTCTGCGATACCAACAAAGTAGAGGCAGCGGTAAAACAGCACGATAGATGCGGTCGACGCAGCTATGAGGGCAATGTCACGGGTTTTGGGGGACATGAGAGGGATCCTTTCTTGGGGTTAGTTCTCATCATGCCGCGCGTTTTTTTGAAGACCCATACGCTATGTAAAGCGTATGGGCGAGACAGCATCTCAGTTCTTGGATTTCTTGTATGCCTTCTTACGGGCACGGTTGGGATCGAGGGCGCAGCAAACGCCAAAGAAGCCAAGCATGATTCCGAAAGTGTACATGGTGGGGGTCCTTTCTTGAGGGTTAGTTCTCATTAATAGACCCGTAGTTTGTGTTTGGCCACTCTTTCGGCGCTTCTCCGTACTCGATTGGCTCATCAGTGAAAGTGACCTTGTTCTCCTTGGTCACAGCTCTTCAACCGATCTTGAACCAGTTCGGCTGAGGAGCGGGCGTCAGAACGACCTCGACAGCCGGCGATCCGGAGGGCAGAAGCACTGGACGGAACTCAGGCTTGACAACAACACCCCCATCCCATCCGAGCTCGTCGCCGATACCGACCTCAGAGAGGTGAATCTGGGCGTAGAAGTCGTTCAGCGGGCAAGGACCGCAGTTCAGCAGGTCCTCAGTGATGTTGTTGCAGTAGTGACGAAGCTTCTCAGCGGTCGAGCGGAAGGTGCGACCGGTGATGGCGTCCTTGCAGAGGATCTCCTCGTCGCCGAAGACGACAATCGAGCCCTTGGGAAGGTCCTTCTCGGCAGCCTTCTTGTCTGCGGGTTTGCCGCCGTTCTTGATGACCTTGACGGTCTCCTGTACATTCTGACGAAGCTCGTTCAGGTTGAGCTGAGAGACAGAATATGCAGCGGCCAGAGCCTGGTACTGCTTGTAAGTGACATTGTGCAGAGCAAGGATCGAGAAGACCGCAACACCGAGAGACGCAGCAGCGGGGATGTAGGTCATCCAGTGACGCTTGGTGAAGTCGAGCAGGTTGGTGGACGCACCGTTGTCAGCGGCGACGGCCTTTGCGTGGGCCTTGCCCGAGGTAACCGCGGTCGCGACAGAAGCTGCGACGCCGAGGCCGGTGAGAAGGATCTGGGGGTTGTTCTTGAGCCAGCCGAGAGCGAGCTTGATGGTGTTCTTGATGTTCATGATAATGCTTCCTTTTCAAAGAATGGGGTTGTTGAGGTGTTTCCTAGTGGGAGCGCTTTTACACGCCCCCACCAAGAAAATATTCAGTTTTGGGTCACTTGTTCTGGTTGCGGTATTCCTCGATGTACTTCTCAAGCTTCGGGCCGAAGGCCTTGAGAAGGAGGAAGCCGACGAAGCCGGTAGCGGCGATCTTTCCAGTGCCACCGCCGAGGATCTTGGCGATCGCATTGATGACCGTCATGAAGACGATGAAGGAGAGAATGATGATGAGCATGACAATGCTGCCGAAGGTTTCCATTTGTAGTTTCCTTTCAGAGGGAGTTGATGGAGAGGACGAGGTCTTCACCGAGGATGGATTCGGCTCGAACAGGGATGAAGTTCGGATCGGAGCCGATGTTGGCGGAAACTCCAATGTAAGGAGTTGTGCTGAGAGTCTTGTCGACGATGACGAAATTCTTGACGAATGCCTGACGAGCAGGCGTGTCGAGAAGTCGGTACGGGATGATGGCGTAAGAGACATTCGGATCGTCGGCCGCGTCACGATCGATCGTGACTACTTCACCATGGGGGTCGCGGTAGTAGACGTCTTCGTAGTAGTTCGGGGCACCCTTTCGCAGATGCGCCGGCATACCGCCGAGGCGCTTGACGAATACACCAAGTGCTGCCATCTCCAAGTCGTTAGCCGGATATGGACGACCGCTGTACAAAGAGATAGAGGCAATACCACCGGATGGAATCGTGAGGTCGACTTCGTTGAAGTTGTAGACTTTACGCTTGATCATGATGCTTCCTTTCGTGAAAGCCTATAACCCGTGTTAGGGGTTATAGGGTTGAGGGTTCTCAGAGGAGTGTGTCACTCATCCGAGTCAGAAGAGTTCGAGGACTCTCGCAGACCGGCGATGGTCATAGCGCCAAAGAAAACAGCGATCGAGGCAAAGGCAGCAGCCTTAGCGACGGGGACGCTATTTTCGGCGATCGACTTAACGCGATCAGAAATAGAGGTCTTCGGGGTGGTCTCTTCGAGTTCGTTCGAGTTGGACATGGTGAGTTCCTTTCTTGAGTGGTTAGTTCTCATTAGTATTCGAGTACTTTTTGCGGAGTTCTTCGACGAGCTCGATCACGGGGTTCTCCTGGTACTCCGCGATGAATGCAAACAAATGCAGAACCCACAATCCGACGACCGGTGTGATGCTGATGACGATGACTGCAAGTATGGCGTTCATAATGACTCCTATTTTGATATAAAGGCCTATAACCCGTGTTAGGGGTTATAGGGTTGAGGGTTCAGTTTTCTTCAAGGTTGGGATCAGTGAAGCGAACATTCAGATCCTTGCGCAGAAGCTCCTTGCAGAGTTCGCGGAGCATCTGGTTCTGGCCGGAGCAGGAGTAGTTGAACAGCTTCTTGTAAAAAGCGGTCCGTTCTTTCCTGCCGAGGTTGTAGAACACAGGCGCGGCGATAGCGAGGGTAGCGGCAGCGACGAGGGAGCAGGTGTACTTCGACATGAGAGTGGGCCTTTCAAAGAGGGTTGATATTTCTCATTATTCGCTGGGTAAAACGTGTGTTAAAGCCTATAACCCGTGTTGGGGGTTATAGGGTTGAGGGTTTCAGTCGTTGAGGTCGTGATCGATGTCACGCATGAGAGTGTCCAGCACCTCAGCCTTGGATGCGCCTTCAGCAAGGTCGCGGTATGCGTGCCAGTACGAGGCGGCCATCTTCTTGATGGTGGTCTCGTAGCGGTCAGCATCGTAGGCGAGCCAAATGTTGTAGGCGAAAGAGAGGGCGAGGAGAATGCAGACAGTGATGGTGAGTGCGTTGAACATGATGGTTCCTTTCAAAGAGGGTTGATAGTTCTCATTATTCGAATGGTAAAATTTGTGTAAAGTCATGTAAAACACTCGGTAAAGCCTATAACCCGTGTTAGGGGTTATAGGGCTGAGAGATCAGTCGTAGAGTGCGTGCCAGATCTTTCGCATGAGGTTGTCAAGCGTCTCTGTGGGGGAGAGCGTCTCCATCTCATCGAAGACTCCCCAGGTAGACTTCTGGATCTTTTCGATCTGAGCCTTGTACTGGAGGGCCTTCGCGGATGCGAGGACGACAAGCAGGGACAGGATGATGATTGCGATGAACATGACAGTTCCTTTCTTGAGTGGTTAGTTCTCACTATTCGCATGGTAAAATTTGCGTAAAGTCTTTTAAAACGTGCCGAAAAAACCTATAATCCCTGGTTTTCAGAGATCATAGGTTTCTTGAGTTGAGCTCTACTTGCGGAGCTTCAACATCGAAAATGCCTTCGAGGCAAGAACGTGGGTCTGCTCGTAGTTGAGGACCGCAAACAGACCGAGCAAGTATACCACGCCGTTGGCAATTGTCTCGGACGAAGGCATGAGCTTCTGCTTAAGGTCAGAGTCCTTAGCGAGCTCGTGCAGTCGTTCGAGGTTACCAACAGCAGTGGTGTACTCGTCGGTCGACGGGTCCTCTCCACCGAGCCAGTTAAGCACCTCGTTCTCGAGGTCCTCGGGTTCGTAGAGGCGTTCGACGTTAGACATAGCGAGTCCTTTCGTGTAGAGGGGTAGTACTCACTATGTCTAGCGCTTTTTATGCGTCGGGCTTCGTAACCTTCAGGACGATGGTGTCACCGTCCTTGAGGTTAGTCGGCTCAGACGCAAAGTCAGCGTAAACGTCGTCATGCTTCGTCACCACGAGGTTGCCGTGCGTCTCAGGAGTGTAGTTCTTGGTCGAGATGCCCAAGGCTGCACCCAGGAACACGCCAAATGCGGTGAGCGTTGCTGTCACCTCGCTCGTATGAGGGATTCCCCAGACAATCCCGACGGCGTTAACAAACGTCGCGAGTGCGGGGACGACGAGAAGCGCGACATACTTAAGGATGTCGTATGTCTTGTTGTTCATGATGTATTCCTCCCTTCGCTGCCGTCTGGCAGCATCGGTAACTTTTCGATTCGCTCGAAAATATGTTGGGCCAGCCCGTTGCCGCCCAACTCCTTGTACGGCTTGTACAGCTCTTCGTAGAAGTCTGCGTATTCACCAGACAGAATATAACCTCGCTCGAGGTACCGTTCGCCTTCCTCGATGATTCGATCGCGAACGAGCAAGAGAAGGAGTTCATCTTCCGTGGTGTTGCGGTCCGCCTTGGCTTTCATAAAAGCCCACAAGCCTGAACCTCCGAGGAGCGCCGACAGTAGCGGGCTGGAAAATTCTGCAACTTTACTTAGATCCACTTATCAGTGACCTCCTCTCCGTTTTGATAGAATCGATCCGGTTGGATTTTGATCGAATAGTTTGTCTTGTCGCCGCCGCTGATGATTCGTTCGACAACATAGCCCGATACAAGAACCCCCATGGTTGAGAATTTCACGGGATTTCCGATTTCGAGTTTTTGGAAATTTTTCAACGAAATTTCATCGATGTCGACTTCCACAGACTTCAAAGGTTCGCAGCGAATTTCCTCTGTGGTCTGGCCCCATTCTCGGTTTAGGTCTCCCACGATACCAGCTTCGTATCTGTAGGGACCCTTCCAGTCCGTAGTTTCTTGCATGTACGCACGATTCTCGTACCATGTACGAATACGCCCTCGCGAGGCCATGCGCCAATATCCGTAATCTTTTGTTCTGCCGATATACCAATGCGTTGGGTGCTGAGGCAACCGACGAGTCACTCGAGAACGAACCGAATCTAGTGAACCAAGATCAACGGGCGCGATCGATGACTTGTTCAAAGATCCGATTTCCAACCAAACTGTAATGTTCGATGGAATATCCTGCGTAGGCAAGACGAACGATTTAAGGTACAGCTGGTTATATAAAGCGTCCGCATAGATATCGTCATAAACGCTAGTCGTAAGATCGAATTCGATAAAGTACTCCGGGTGTTCTCCGTTCATGTTGAATTTAACCCAGAACGGGAACCATCGGTTCGGATCGTTGTTGATGGTATCGATGGTACCTCGTAAAACGACAATCGGATCGATTAAGTTCGGCCATTTAGGATCATTCCGGTATTTGTAATACCAGCCACCCTTGCTTTTTCGTTTCAAGGCTTCCCAGACCGAAACACAACGAACTTCGCTAATACCTTCCGATTCGTATACGATCTCTTCGATGATGAATGGAGTCTGGGTACTGCCCATACAACATACGAGTACTCCCGGCGGCCACGGGAACACGCCCTTAGACCTAAACGTCATCGATGCCGTGTACAAACCCTCTTTGATGAGCATATCGAAAACCGGATGTGATCTAAACGTGCACATGGCACGGTCTTCGAGAACTTGGACCATGTTCGGCATATCACAACCCTTTTCTGACCATCTGCAAATCCATGGCTACGTAGCAGGAGCCATAGTTAGGAATATTGAACTTGGCCGGAGGACGAAGAGCTTTTAAAAAGGCCATGATATCCGGCGCTGGAAATGCAGGGTATGCTTCGCTGGCATAGCACGTTGCTGATAAAGGCTGGTAGCCGCCAGTGATGTTGAAAAGACGACCGCCGGTATCAGTTTTCGTCATTTCGAACAATCCGTTTTCGGTTGTCGACGACCCGACCACATTCGCATGGAATTGAGTCAACCCTTGGTTGAAAATCTGCCAGCTGGTGTTCCCGACAGGCGGAAGACCGATTCGCAATCTAGAGATGTCGACATAACCAATCGTTGAGTTGATCTTGTCGAATACGCTGGCGACATCGTCGATAGCCTGCGCCCAATTTTGGTTGCCGAAACCAGCGTAAATAGAAAAATCAGGCCCATACAAAGTTGGTTGCTTAGTCGTGATTGTGAATTCGATTGTCGCCGGACTTTCGCTATAGTTGTACTTGATCTCACGAATGACACACGTCTGTTTCCAAATAACATTCCTGTTGAACAAGATAGACGGTTTAGTGTATGTCGTCGTTTCGTTGTACTTGTATAAGATACTCGGGGCTTGGACGACATCCTCGGTAAGACTGACAGTAAAGTCTTTACCGTTAGACAAGGTGTTCAAGTAGTATCTCGCAGCTGTTTTGGGTGCCGGAACCGTTGGTGTTAGACGAACATTGATGTCGATTGGCTTATCCGTAACCGTCGTTACCACGTTTCCGGTGAAATTATATTCCGTATTGCTACCGAACGTTCCGCCGATTATCTGTCCAACCCATCCACCGAACTCTTTGTTCAGATATATGGACGCGAGTAGACCACTGTCAGGGCGGATAGCGATCTTGGAATATACCATGGGTCAAACCCTCTTCATTCTTTCAAGTTGGCGCTCAGTCTGACGATAGAGATCAGCGAGATCGAGCGCCTTTGGTGATTCGTTGTACTGGTTGAAGACCATCGGCTTCTGTGTCTGGAGCTCCTTGCGGAGTTCTCGGATCTCCTGCTGCATTTGGCTGCCATTTTGAACCGACGAAGCCACAACATTAGCACTCAGGTCATTCATCGTGAGATCTTGCAGACCATTAACCTCAGAGAGGTCGACGGTCGGCTTAATCACAGGATTCCAATCGGTGTCAAGGTCGGCCATCGCGTTGACCATGTCATCACCGAGACCCGACATAGCGTTGACCGCCTTGTTCTGGTTTCGGTCGATACCCTGGACAATACCTGCCACAATGAACCCAGCCGCAGTCGCGAATACACGAGAAGGTGAGTGGATACCAAGAGTACTCTTAAACGAGCTAAGGGCACTCGAGGCGACATTGCGCATCTTGTTGTACAGGTTACCGGCAACGCTAGACACGCCATTGATAACGCCGTTGATGATGTTGCGACCGATGGTTCCAGCCTGAGGCGAAAACTGGTTGGCCATACCAGTCAGTCCATTCTTGATGAAATTGACGATCGCCTTGATCAGCTTGTTGACTGCGGCTTGAAGCTCCGGTCCCTTCTGATCAATCGCGTCAGCAAATCCATTGATGAATGTGATGACAGCATCCCACGCAGCGTTGATGATGGTCACAGCCTGTGAGGCCATACCGTTGATCATCGCTGCGATAAGGTTCGCGCCCGATGTAGCCAGATCGGGGATCTTGGCTGCGATTCCGTCGACTAGCGATTGAAGCAGTGTGAGTAGTGCTTCAACCATCAACGGAACGCATTCCTTGACCGCATTGATCCATTCCTTCAACAATGCTTGATAGGCAGCGCTGAACTTGGGAATGTTCTCAATGAGGGCCATGACAAGTTGGAACAGCAGGTCCAACACTGTTTTAAGAACCTCAGGCCAGACGTTGCGAAGGGTTTGAAGCATACCCGTGACGAACATCGTCCAGATTTGGACCAGATCAGGCATCTTCTGTTTCAGAGTCTGATATACCTGGCTGACGAACTGCCGCATGGCAATACCCGCCAGGATAATCAGTTCATTCACGGCCGGCTCAAACGCTTTAACCAGAGACTGGAGAGCATTCGAAAATGACGGCATAGAATTCTCAACTGCTGTGGCCACACCAATCATCGCCGCCTGGATTGCGGGAGCTGATGCGGCGATAATCGCTGCTGCCGCGCCGATACCAGATGCAACCGCGACAAGACCTGCCGCAATAGCAGGACCAGCTGAGGCCGCCAAGGCCAAGAATGCTGTAAAGGTAATCGCCAAGAGTGTGAACGCCCCCAGGATTCCAATGATGACCAGACCCAGAACGCCGATCGCCACAGCCAGAGCGATAAGCCCCGGAGCGGCACCGATAGCGAGATACCCCGCTGCGATAATCACACCGAGTCCAATCCCAATAGCCCAAAGGCCGTTGGAAAGGGCTTCCCAGCTGAAGCCAGCGGCTGCGCCAAGAGCATCGACGAACATTCCCAACGCGAACGACAGCAAAGTCAGCGAAGCGATACCAACAATCGCACCTTGAGCGACGAACGCAACCGCAACAATTGCTGCGATGACGAGCAACATTTTACCGACGGACGAGAGAAGCTCCCCCCAACTGTAGTTGCCGAGTTGAGCCACTGCCGCCGCTGCCACGTTGATGGCGATAGCGGTGAGGAGCAAAGACCCCGCCCCGACGATGGCTGTTGGTGGCATTAGGTTGGCAACCGCAACTAGAAGCAGCACAATCGCCGCTAGCCCGACCAGACCTTGGACCATCTTCACGATATCCATGAACCCGAGAAGGGCAACTGCACCCACGAGCATGTTGACCGAGAATGCGAAGGCAACCATCATAACTGAAATGGTAGCCATTTTGCCAAAATCGGAAGCGGCCTTATTCAACAAGAGAATGAAGCCGACCAGAATTCCGATGAGGACTCCAACCGCGATGATTCCTTGCGCGATCGCCTTGAGTGGGAGCAGCCCCAATGCAATGATCGGGATCACGAGCATGTTGATCGCGATCGCCATAGTGATCATAGAGCCTACGCCCTTGATCATGGTCGAGCTGTTTTTAGCCAGCAGCTTAGCAGCCATAGTCATGCCGAATACCAGAACCATAACAGCGCCGATACCCTGCGCGACAGTGCTCAGCTTCATTGATCCTAGGATCGCGACCGAGATTGACATCAACAACAGTGCAGTAGAGAGCGCCATGAAAGCGCCGATGACCGCGCCAAGCTGCTTCTTGTCGATCTTCATCTCGCTGATTTGAGTCAACGCGATAAGCAGAATCTTGGTGAGAACGCCGATGGCGAGAGCACCCTGAATCAGCCTACCCGTGGGAATCATCGCAAGCAGGAACAATGAACCGGCCAGGATACCTACGGAGATCGCGATCTCTCGAAGGGCCTTGGCCTTGATTACGTCCTGCATAGCCTTCAGAGAATCAGTCAGAGCTTTGAATACTCCGCTGATCGAGTCTCCGATCTTGCCGAACTTGTCGAACATGCCGCTGAACGAATCAGTAGACTTCCGGAATCCCTCAAGCATTGTCTGAAGGGTTTTGAATCCAGCACCCAGACCACCACCGAGAAGAATTCCCGACAGCAGATCCGAGATCGACAGATCCTTGAGACTAGATCCAAGATTCTGCCAGAAGGTCTGGATCATCTTTCCGGCCTCGCCAAAGGCGTTGCCGACGTTCTTCTTGAACGAGTCGAATGCCTGGGATTCAGAACCAAACTTCTTGATCCCGTCGATACCCTTGGTGATCCACGTGAGCAGATTCCCGATCGCCTCAACGACGGAGGAGCAGAATTCAACAATCCCCATCGCCGCAGTGTAGATGAATCCACCGACTGCGCCGAGAGTGTCGAACGCATCAGAGGCCGCCTTCCCGAAAGTAGACAGTCCGTTAGCGGCGCCGTCCGCCTCATCGCCAAAACCACCGAAGATATGCTTCGTGAGGTCGCCGAGTTTCCCGAACAGATCGATGATGCCGTTAATGAGGGTCCCGAAAGGACCAAACGACTGCATCATGGTCTTGAAGCTATCGCCGATTGTCGACAAGAAGGTGTTGTTGTCGAGATGCTCTCCTAGGTTGCCGAAGACATCTCCGAGAGCTTTACCAAAATCCTTGACAGCCTGCACCTGAGGTGCGAACGTCTTGGAGATGGTATCGCCGGCTCGACCGAAGGCCTTGCCAACTCCAGAGATAGAGTCCTTCATCCTCTTAGTAGCGTCAGCCCATGCCTCAGCCATTCGGGGCGAAGCGTCGTCCCAGAACTTCTTGATTCCCTTACCAGCACTCTCGACCGCGCCACCAAGGTGCTTGCCGATAGTCGTGCTGATTGGGAGAATCGAATCCGAGAAAGCCTTGACCTTCTCAGACCACTTGGGTCCGATAGTTTCGGATAGCTTGGTCATGTTTTCGAGGAACGAGGAGCCAAACCCACCGAATAGATTCTTGATCTTCTCGAACGGACCTTCCGCCCCGGATGCAAAACCGAAGATCGAACCGAACACATTCGAGATGGCGTCACCGAAAGGCTTAAATACATTCGACACCGCCGTTTTGATGGTCTCGATAAATTCTCCGAGAGGTTTGAGAACTGCCTCGAGGACAACCTTCAATCCGTCGAACACCGGAGTGATCGTAACGTCGGCAAGTTTGTACATCCAGTCAGCGAGCTTCTGGAACTTGTCGACAATCCAGTCGAGGACCTTTGAGAGGCCTCCAAGAATGTCAGTCCCGCCAAGCATCTGTCCGAGCCAATCGCTGAAGACCGAGACGAGGTCTCCGATCTTAGCCGCGACTAGGATCATCGGCTTGATGATCGTGCCGGCCAGGATCATACCGAGCTTGAATGCCGCTACGGCGATCTGAACAAACGCAGATCCGACCCCGATCAGAACTTCAAGAATCGGTGAGATGATTTGCCCTGCCATTTTGAAGACTTTGCCGAGGTTGTTGGCGAAGTCATCTGACATAATCAGCCACTGAGTAATCGAGTGTCGGAAGTAGTAACTGAAATCGTATAGAGCCTTACCTCCGTCACCTTGGAACGCGCTGAAGAACCCTTCACCGATGGCCTTAAGCGGTTTGGAGATAGCAGTCCACAGATCGCCGATCCCATACCACCACTCATACCAGCCACCGAGCTCATCCCAGCGATCGAGGATACCCTGAATGGCGTCGAAGAAGGTTCCGATACCACCGTTGACCTCGTCCGAGACTGCAGTCCACAATTCGCGGGCCTTCTCGAAGTCGCCGAAGATCGTTCGGAAGATGGAAGCCCAGCCGGAGCCGAGTGCTTCTGCCGTCGTGTCAATCAGCTGTGAGAAAGTCTTGACCTTGGTTGCTGCGTCATTCGCAGTAGCGGCAAGTCGCATGATTTCGTCGGCCTGCTGCTCGGTGTAACCGGCATTCAGGAGCTGTTCACGAGACAAGTCACCGGTATACTGAGTTAGAGTCTCGATCATGATCTCCGACGTCAACCAGCCACTTGCGAGAGAGTTTCGGAAGCTGCCGGCTTTGTCGATCATCTTGTCGACTTCGACACCGTAGGTTCGAGCAGTCCGTTTCAGGGCTTCCTGGAACTGCTCGCCGCCCATGCCGGCGTTAACGATTGAGTTCCAGTCCTGAAGCTTGACAACGCCGGTTGACAAGGCCTGCGAAAGCTGATACATTGCAGTCGCTGCCTGCTCGGAAGACGAGCCGGACATGGCTGCGACGTTAGACAGACCCTTGATGGCTGCGACCGAGTCCTTGAGACCCACGCCCGCCGAGGTGAACATGCCGATATTGCGTGTCATCTCGGTGAAACTGTAGATCGTTCGGTCCGCGTACTGGTTCAGTTCATCGAGGGCTGCGTTGATCGTAGCAGTCGTCTCGCCCTTGGAGAAGGTATTCGCCTGAATAGTCTGAACAGCGTTAAGCTGGTTCTCGTATTCCTTGAAACCATCTAGAATAGGGCCAAACGTGAACGAGGACAGGATCGAACCGCCGGCCATGAGGGCCTTCGATGCGATGTTGCCCATAGCCACTGACGCAGCGCCGGCGAGCATGGAAAAGCTACTCGAGGAAATCTTCGCGGCAGCGCCGACATTAGATGTGGCAGCCGCAGCAGTCGTAGAGTTATGGACGATGGAAGTGTTAACATTCTTAACGCCATCCGCGATACCGCCCATTTGCTTGGAAGCGTCCTGAGCGGCCTTTCCGACGTTGTCGAGTCCATCGGTCGACTGCTTGAAGTTCATTCCTGACTTCAGTCGATCGACGTTTCGGAGAACACCATCGACGCGGCTTGTGAATTTCGAATCGTCAAGCTCAAGCGAGACGACCTTATTCTCAATACTCTTACCCATTGATGGCCCTCCCAACCATTCGGTCGATTTCGTCAAATATGGGCTTCATGGCAGGGTTGATATAGTCTCGACCTTGAACGTATCCGCCCTGTCTCGTACCGTGTCCGTATTGCAGGATGATCGCAATAGGGACTTTAGACACGATGTTCGTGTTATACCAAACGATCTTAACGCCTCGCTTGGTTTGCTTGATCTTGTACTCCCATGAGCGGGCAGTCTTCCCACTTCCAACCGGTGTATTGGCCCGGAGGGCCGCCACGCCGCGAGTACCGGCAGTTGCCAGCACGCCACGAAGATTCTTGTTCTTGACTCTTGACAACCATTTTGACATGTCAAAGTCAGCATCGAACTTCATCTCGATCATGACGGCCCTCCTTTCTTGGGTCAGCTCCAGAGCGTGCCGTTAGACAGCTCATACTGGAGACACTCGACGGTACGGTAGCCAGCGACACCGTCGACTTCGAGGTCGTGACCTCGGTTCTTGAGATGCTCCTGGAGAGCGGCGATGGTATCGGGACCAATCAGTCCGTCTACCTCGACACCGAGCTTCTCCTGAAGAGCCTCGATGACCTGAGAACCATCGGTGTCGTCATCAGTCTCCCAGCCAGTGCCGGCACGCGTGACAACATCTTCAACGTCAGGATCCTGACCAGAGATGATGCCGTCAGCCGGAGTGCCGAGCGAAGCCTGGAGTGCGTACGTAGTAGCGCGACCCCACCAAGCATCGGTCATCGAGTTGGTGCCCTCGGAAGAGTCCTCAGATTCTTCGTCGGACCAGTTGGGACGGAGCACGCAGTCGATGCCCCAGGAGCGCTGGCGACGCCAGACGCCGTTACCGGCCGACTGAGAACCAGCGTTAGACCCAGAGGTGTTGCCCTCAATGGTCTGAAGCCAGCCATCGCCGAGATTGGCCTCGACGATACCAACGTGGTCCGTGACGCCGTCCGAATCCCAGTCGAAGAGCACAACGTCTCCGCGCTGCGCGTCCTCGATCGAGACCTGGTTCATGCGATGCTTGGTGACATCCGTGTTAAACGAGAAGCCACCGATAGCGTCGATCTCACCTGCCATGTCGAAACACATGGAGACGAAGCACATGCACCAGTAAATCTGGTCGGAGGGTCCGGCCAGCCACGGCTGGTTCATCTTGTTGGCGCAGTAGCGACCAGCCTCCGAACCCGGTTCTGGGTCATCGGGTGCGTAATAGCCGATACGATACGCCGCGTGGTTGAGAACGTCGTCAATCTTGCTCATCAAGACACCTTTCCTTCGAAGATCTCGCGGTTTGCATCCTCATGGGGGTCCTGCCCGGGAGGAACCTGTGCATCCTCAGGAATCATCCTCTACTCCCTGTTCTGGCTCTACGAGCCTGGTTCAAAGCCGCACGCTGGGTTGCAGAAGCCCTAGCATCCGGCTTGCTGTTGTTCTGTTTTGCGGCCGAGAGGCGAATAAGCGTTAGCAGCCGATTCAAGTTCCACTTGTCGCACTCAAAAGGGATACCTAATTGAGTCATGTACCAGTAAATTAGCTCACTAGTCATGGTATCCCTCGGGCCGCCTTTTGATGGTGGATTCATCAAGACGGTTGCAGACGCAGTATCCTGCAAATACTCTGCTATTTTGACCTGGACGCTCTGGTCCAGTCGCTTCACGAACCCGCTGGGGAGGGGCTGGTCTGACATACACTGAATGTAGTACACCAACTCTTCGCCAGTCTGTGGTGGGGTTTCCAGGAATGATCTCTTATAGACAGATTCCCACTCAGCCACCGCAGACAGTGAATGCGTTAGAGTAATCGTACACGATTCCAGTGTAACGAACGTGTTGGTTCGCTCGTCAAACCGCTCCTCCCCAGGAAGGTCCAGCTTTAACGAGATCACTGCAAGAGTGTGCGGAGCTCGTTAGGCATCACCAGGGTCGGGTTCGCCGTACCACCGCCGGCAGACGCGACGCCGTACAGCTTGTCGGTGAGCTTCTTGTACTTGGTGGGCTCGATCTTGGACGAATCGATGGTCACGATCGACACGGGCTGGAAGCCGTCGATCTGGACCGGAATCGTCGAGCACTCCCACGAGAAGGAGATCGCCTCGGGCGAATCCGAGACCGTGTTGTACGCACGCTCGGAAGGAGCAGCCGATGCACCGTAGATGATGTGCAGCAGCTCACCAAACGCGTCACCCTTCGTGTCGTTACCGAGCTTCGAGCAGTAGGAGAACGCGAAGCTGGTACGAGGCTGCTGACCGAGGTTAACACCCTTGACGAGCTGAGCGGTGCCGTCACAGACAGCGAACTCGTCGGGGTAGGTGTAGGCCTCGATCGTGAACTTGAACGACGGCGCGCTTCGAAGCGTCAGGTACTTGATGTTGTCGGCGTAGATATCCGAGTTCTCATCGCCCTCGGGGGTCTCGGTAACAGTCTTAAGACCGTTCCACGGGACGCCCTGGCCGTAACGGTTGGCCATCGTGTCGAAGGGGAACAGAACGCCCTTACTGACACCGGTGTGATACAGGTGCTGACCTTCTTCGTCCCACTTGATCTGTGCCATTTTGACTCCTAAATGTAAGTCGTGAAGACGAAATGGTTCATTCCGTCTGCGATGTATGTGGTATCCAGAGTCGTGTAAGGAATCTTGAGAATCTCGTCAAGAACCTCGGGCTCTGGTTCCTTACTGATGAGTGTGACCGAGTACTCTCGAGCACCCTTGTAAGGCACGTCGTCCGCGTGGTCAAGTTTGACCTTCGAAAGGTGAAAGATGACTGCGGGATACCCGATCTTAAGGTTCTCAGGAGGCTGGAAGTAGACACGATTGTGGTCTACGGCCTTCTGAAGAAGGTGGAGAAGATCTCTATACGTGCGCATACAGACCTCCCAGGTTGATCGTCAGACGGGGGTAGTTCACCCCGATCGACTGTACCTCCCATTTTGACCCTTTCCAGATAACATACTTGAGTGTCTCCAAGTACGTCTGGATCTTCGAGTCTAGAAGGATGCTGACCTCGTTCGTAAGACGGAGGTTGGTGTTGGCCGAAGAGCTGTTGTCATTCCGGACGTAGAGACTACGAATAGTCCCCTTGACTGGAATCTCAGTTTTGTCCTCAAGCCAAACGCCTTCCTCCGTCTCACGAGTCATGACAAAACCAAGTTTGCCACTAAAACGAGACACGACCTCAGGCCTTCTTGCGAGAGATCGTGAGAGCCGAGTACGGAGCCGTCAGGGAGCCCGACAGGCGGGTTTCCATCAGGTACTTGTACTGGTTGAAGTCGAGATCAAACGTCTCGGCCATACCCAGCTCTGCGCCCGCGTTGGAGCCGATCGTGTAGTCGCGCAGGTCAACCACGATAGCGAGCAGCTCGCACTGAGCGCCCTTGACCTCGTGCTCGAGACCATTCAGCTGCGGAACGGTCACGATCTTCGAGACGCCCATGGCTGCCGCGAGGGAAGCCTCGGTCTCGTAGATGCGACGACCGTTCTTGTCCTTCTGAAGGAGAAGGCCGACGAGACGCTTCTTGTCGATAAACAGCGTCGGGGAGCCGGAGCCCTCCAGGTCAGCGGACGCCAGGACGATGTCGTCGACCAGAGTGTCGTCGGTCGTGGTCTTCTCGAGGACCTTGTGGATCGCGTAGAGGTCGTTCTCCTTGAGGATAGGACGAATCGCCTCATCGTTCACCTTGTCGGGGTCGGACTCAGTGCGACCATCACCGATGAGGATCGCACGCGCGATTTCCTCGTTCAGCTTGCCCCGCATCTCAGTCTTGAGCCAGGAGACAACATCGAACGACGTAATGTCGACGATATCGTCCCGGTCGAGGCGCTGCTTCTTGTAAATGGTTGTTGGCGACGTGGTACGCGTCAGGAGCTTGATGACCTCGTCGGTCTTCTTACGAGCCTTGGTCGCGTAACCCTTTGCCCTTGCCTTGTCGTCGCGAATGTCCGCGAAGATCGACTTGATGCGAGAGAAGGGGGAGTGCTTGGTACCATTCATCACGGTTCCGACCCACGACTGGTCGCGATCGAGAGTGATGGGCACGTCCGTGACGCTCTTTGCGTCAGGGAAGAGATACCCAACGTTCTCGATACCGTAGTCTGCGTGGCGCAGCTCCTCGTTGAGGGTGGTGCCGTTGGTCTTCGCGCGCTCAACAATAGCCGCGAAATCGGCGTGGGACAGCGTGTTGTCGGCAGCCTGGGCGGAGTCTGCCTCGAAGATGTTGTGCTTCATGTTTTCCTCTTCGTTGGTTTCGTCAGAGTCTTCGGAGTCGTCAGACTCCCCGTCGATGGCTGCGGCGATCAGATACTCGACCGCCTCCATTTGTTCGTCAGTGAGAGTCGAAAGAATCTCACCAATTGTGCGATCGTCATCCGGAGATTCGGTATCTCCTTCGGTACGATCGTTAGTGCTCTCATCAAAATCGTCATGAACGGCGTCCCCGTCACCCATTTTGATGATCGCGCTGTAACCTTCGCCGTCGGCGTGCGCCATCGAGACGTTTTCGATGGTTGCCTTCGGGTTAGCTCCTCGAAGAACGAGCGACACCTCGACAATGTTGCCATGCTCGACAATGTTGCCCGTCTGGCGAAGCTGATTCGCGAAGATCGACATAGCATTAATGTCGCCATGCTCGATCAGTTCTCGTGCGTGCTCCGCCTGCTGGCTTCCGTTGAAGAATCCGTAGGCATAAACACCCTCTGGTCGCTTCTCCAACTGAGCATGGCCAAGCACGTTTGTAACGTTGTCATGCCCGTGTTGCCAGACAAGCGGAACCACGGCCCCGTCGTTCTGGTCAAAGGCATGGTGCGAGATGACACGACCATCAGTGCACTTGACACTGGCCACGGTCGCCCATCCGTCGAAGTCAGCGACCTTATCTGGTGCTGCCATTTTGAACCTCCGAATCCGAAGTTGAGCGTGCATCAGCGTTTGCCGATGACGTGTAGGGATTAGCCAACTGGTCTGCCTTGGGATCAGTTGACTGTGGTAGACCGATGATCGATCGAATCTCATTCGGTGTCATGACCTGGTTGGTGATGAACGTCTGAGCCATCGACGCGATACTATCGAGCGAAGTCGCTGCGAAAGGATCGCGAACGTAGATGATCCGCTGTCCTTGCGAGCGGGCAGTCTTCGTCAAGAAGACCATCGTAGCGGACTTCGTGATTGTATCGAGGATCGGCTTCACAGTTCGGTTGTAATACGAGAGATTGGTCTCTGCGTCTGCCGTTCCGTTGAACACTGCTTCGGTGAAACCAAGCGCATTGTACAACTGTTCGGACAGGTACTTGACCTGGTCGAGCAAATTGTTCTCAACGGGACGATTCAGCTGAGTGATCTTCTCCGCTCCGTCGACGTAGGCCACGCCAATCTCCGAGTTACGAAGCTGGGCTTCGATAGCCTCGCGTCGACTCTCGGCTTGCTGCTGTCGCAACTCTCCGCGAACCGAGTATGGAAGCTGAATGATGAGATCCAACTTCTTGCCCAGCGCGCTATTGTCGATGGCGTCCAGAGCGTCGAGCTTTCGCGCGAGTCTGTGAGCCAACGAGTTGTTACTAGATGTGACATCGTACAGCGGTGAATACACGATAGCCGCCGAGTTCTTCGAAACGTTGATAGTTTCTCGGTGTCCAGTTCTGTCGTTGTAAATGTCCACATCAACCGAAGTGGTGTACCAGTTTACGATGCGACCTACACGAAGAGAAAGGATGTCGAAAGACCCTTCTTCGTTCAGAGCGACGTCAGTATCTACTGGAACTAGTGCAGCGGAGCCCGTCTCAAGCATCGTAAACACCAGCTCGTAGATGAGAGCATTCGACGTCTGATCGATGTTGGCCATCAGAGATAGACACTCATTGAGGTTGGTGTTCTTCTCTGAGTCATACCTACCATTTTGATCTACCTTGACATGACGAATTGGCGTGTTCGCGACATCGAGGGCGATCTTATTATACAGCGTCTGGATCAGGTTTGTGTTGCCGATCGAACGGTAACTTGGCCGGTATTCGCTGTATACTCGATCCGAGTATCGGCCTTGCTTGTCATGCGCGAAGAGATTCCACGCCCTCGCAAGACGCGACATAATACCCATGTACCCTCCTTTCCTTATGAGAAGTCGTCTAACTGATTCTTGTACGCCACCCAAGCGTCCATTAGAGCCGCAACCGAGTCGATCTTAAGATCCATTCGTTTCTTCAAGATCTTCCGGTTACCATTGGTGTCTTCAAGGGTGATGGTGTTGCCCATTGCCCATGAGAACAGCTCTTGATCGAAGATAAGTCTACGATCTTCAGCCAAGCTCTTGAGCTCACCTAGAGGGACTGATTCTGTGCGAGCGCCCTGGATGACTTTGTGGATCCCGTAGGGTCCGTTATCAGTCGCCCAGCGTTCCACGAATTCTCGAGCGTTGTATGGGTCGTACCCGAATGCTCGAACGTCGTACTCAGACCTGAGAATGTACTCGTCGAGGTCTGTATAGACTTCAATCATGTCGAGAATAGTCCCATCCATCACTTGGAGGGAACCTTCTCGGATGAAGGATTCATATTTCGCTCGTCCCGCTGCCGGCAATTTATCGAAGGTTCGCGTCGTGATGTAGGCGCGAGTCTTAACGCCGAAATCACCTGTCGATAACGGGAACAGAAAAGTAAATGCACAGAAGTCATCACCTTGCGATAGGTCAGCACCCATCGCGCAGGGCATCTGCCAGAACTCTCTTGGGTTGTGAGGAATAGTCTCTTCGTACTTGAAGAAGTATGTGTATCCCTCACACGGGATGCCGAATCGCTTAGCCAAGATGTCGTTCCTCGCGGAAGGGACATTCTCGGCTCGATTGACATCTCGTTGATATGTGTCGTAAGACACAGTCTTTCCGAGGTTCGGTTGCGCTTTGATCCACATGTTAGGATCTGCAACCTCGCCTACTTCATCCAGTCGGTAATACCAAATGGACGTATGCGGATCATAGTACTCGCCCTTAAGGATCGAAAGTAATTCCATTTTGATGGAATCTCCGACGCCGTTACGGACAGTACCTTCGGACGAGACCGCGACGATGACCCAGTCGTTGAGTTTCGATGCGCCCTGTTCCAAAGCAGAGATGACGTTCTGCCTAACATCGCCAGACAGCCACTCATCGATCGTGTTCACCTTAGACCGAAGACCCTGTAGCTTGTCTACGTTCATCGGTCGAACTTCGAGAAGGGAGTTAGTTGAGAAGTTTTCAATGCCCTTCTTGGTCGGCGTTAGCAACGACCGATTTGCTTTAGCACCGACTGTCGCGTGGACAGTGCCGGCAGACAGGAACTTGAATAGCGGTCCTCGACTGCGTGTGATGGCGGTCTTGAACGGCGACAAGGTTTCCTCAGCCTGTGGCATTGTCGGTGCTGTAGCGATTTGATGTGTGGTTGTCGGGTCGATGACGAGAAAGTACGCATGGATGAACGCCATGTACATTGACTTGGCCGCGCCTCGAGCGACGATCAAATACTGCTTGTTCACCAGGCGTCGCTTAACGTCAACCTGTACATATCGTCCGTTGTGTCCGGTTTCGTCAGGGATGAACTTTGTCACTTTCTCGAAGTAGAACCACGAGAGAAGCGACTCGGCCCATAGCTTAAACGAATCGAGCAGCTTGAGATCGGAACCGTCGACGAGAGTCATCTCATTCTCGCAGAACGCGATGAAACCGTCGATAGCTCCGTCGTCGTAGTAGTACCTTGGATTCGCGATTAGGTCGTCGATCCGGTTCATCTCCATCTCAATGGTATGAGATACTGGGATTTCGCCGGCCAAAACCTTATCGCGAAACTGGCCATAGTACTTTGGCGTGGCAGTGTTTGAAAGTGCCATACCTACTTGTTCTTCTTCTTTGCGTTCTTGAGAATCGCGTCGAGATTGAAGGAGTCCCTGGCCATCTTAGCCACGCCCTCATACTCGGTGCCCTTAAGCTTTGAGTCGAGCGCAGCAGTCAGCATCGAAGTAGCCGTACGAGCAGCATACCGAGTCAGGTTGTCGCGAGCCTCGTCAACGAAAGTGTCTGCCATCTTAGACAGAGCACTCCTATTTTGACTCTCATACTCTGCGAGCTTCGCCTTGAGTTCGAGATTCTGCTTCTCAAGGTTGAGACGCTTGTTCTGCTCGATCAGATCGGTGGAAGAGAGGTTGCGTGGCTTCTCCTTACGCATAGCGTCGGTGATGCCGCCCTTAGGGACCTTCTTCTTTTCAAGTTCCTTCTGGCGCTTCTCCTCTTCCTTCTGCCTCTTCTTCTCGTCAGCAGCTCGCTTCTTCTCAGCACGCTCAGCTTCCTTCTGCTTCTTCCTGCGATCAGATTCGGCCTTGCGAGCTTCCTTGAGCTTCTGGTTCTCGAGCTTCTTTCGAGCGTTCTCAGCCGCCTTCTTGGCTCGTTCTGCCTTGTTGGCAGCGTGCTTCTGAGAAGCGACCTTGGCTGCCTTCTTGGCTCCAGAAGCAGCCTTCTTAGCCGCGGATAGAGCAGCCTTAGCGGCCTTCTTCGCAGCAGACTCCTGCTTCTTGCGTTCCTTCTCGGCGGCCTTCTCTGCCTTGGCACGGTCCTTCTTGAAGACCTCAGCATTGATGGATTCGCCGATCTTACGCTTCTCCTCGACGGAGCGGAGACCACCTCCTGAAGACGATTCAGTCTTCTTTCGGACTCCCCACTTCATACCGAGGACACCGTAGTGTGCGAGTTCGTCTTCGGTCATGATATTGTAAGCCTCCATTCTGCTTCTTGCTTCAGAGACTCTACCGCCTTGATAGCGAACGACGTTTGAGGAGGATCAAAAGTCAGTCTCACCGAATAGTTGACATATTGTCGCAGGATACGCCCAAGCGGTGTGGCCGGATAAGCGTCGGCATGCGATTGTACAGTTCCTACCTCGCGATTGAGCTGAGTCGCAGTGGCCAAGGCATTGTCGATAGCATCTTCTATCTCACGATCGAATCCCGTATCGTCTTCAGACAACCCTAGGTAGGCCTTGGTATCTTCCATAATTGTCATGTGGACTCCCTACCATAATTTCGTGTCCCCTGGCATTCGGGGATTGAAGTCGTCTAGGGCTAACGCTGGCGTTCCGTAATGGATTGCATTATGAGTATCTCGACTCACGCATATGAGATTATTCAGATCCCACATGCACGGGTCGAAATCCTCACACTGGCGAGGCGTCAGAGGGTTGATATGATGTACAACAATGCCGTCGTAGATCTCATACCCTTCGATGCCGAGGTCGCAACCGAGGTCTCGTGCAATGGCCTTGGTCCTAGCTTCTCGCCAAATATCGCTTTGGTAGAAACTCTGGTTCATCCAGCGATGACCACCGAACGTCTCTCCGAAAAATGCGCCGTCGAGTGACAAATACTCAAGACGCTCCTCGAAGGTGCGCAAATGCGATAGTTCATCATAAGTGAGCATCGTCGTCTCCAGAATATACCTTGAAAGCGGCCAGAGCCTCTTGCACTAGCTCCTCGGTCCTCGCAGCCGATTCAAGTGCAGACACCTTCGCGTTAGCGAGTGTCGTTTCGGCGTTGAGTCGTGCTTGTTCCAACCTTTCGCGACTGGAGCCAAGCTTCAGGAAATGAAGGATCATCGAATTGCTCGCAGTTCCGTCCAGAATCTGCTGGGTTGCATAATCCATTGCAGCAGCAATGGCCATTCGCTCAGCTTCTTCTGGGGTTCGTGGAGTTTTCTGAACCTTCTTCTTCATCGCGCTTCCTTTCTTATACTTCGATCTGAGTTTTCGCCTGCCCCAGCCCATGCCCGGAAAGGAGCAAGAAAACAGGCATGGAGAACTAAGTGGCCGGGGCAAGCCAAAACCCAAATCGAAACATACCTCCGCACTTTTTCCGAGGTGGGGCGCGATTCAGGCGGGGGGCCATCTGGGATTGACAGCCCCCCGGGGGTCAATGGAGGGAGAACCGTGGTATTCCCTCTCATCGATTGAACTTCATTCGATCACGAAAGTTCTCTTTCCTGTTGTATCATGATCAAGAATCCATTGAATAGACTCTTGAATGTCGTCAGCAATCAGTGCATCACTTAGTTCATCACTGGTTTTGCTGACACGGTCGAGGAGGCCGCACGAATTGTAACCTTTCTGAAGGTCGAACGCAAGCCATTCACTGAACTCAGTCTTTGGACTGTAAGGATTGTCGACTGTTGTCAAGTACATTGTAGCCATGATCTATTCAGTCTCCCTTCACAGCTTCAAGAACAGAGGACGTTGAGATTCCAAGCATGTCTGCAATCTCAGAGGTGGTGGCTCCGTTACGAGCCATGGCCTTGGCACGAGCGACAACGCCATCAGACAGAACTGGTTTGTCCTTCGGCATAGACAGCTCATGCAATCTTTCAGGGTCGGCATAACGTGCGATCGCTTCCATCATTGCGTTGGATACACCACCATTCATGATGGCTTTCCATTCGTTGTCAGTGATGTCGAACTGGACCTCCTTGCGGGATGCACCAGTCCTGATGCGGGCAGCCTTGAGTGCCTGACTCTCGAGTCGAATGCGCTCGTCCTTGGTGAGGCCGGGATTCTCCTCGACCTTCGCCTTCACAACACCCCCAGCAATGAGTTGCGCCTGGCGCTCTCGGGGGGCATTCGTGAGGGCGGTACGCACCTTGTCTTTGAGGGTGGCTACCTCAGCAGAGTACTCCTTGGCAGCAGCCGGGTCTCTTTTCAGGGTGGGGGTATTTACAATCTCCCGACGGGCGGCATTTGCAAGACCCTTCATGTCGTTGGCATAGCGGGCGTATAGTTCCTCCATGGGGGTGCCTGACGAAAGCTTGCGGGCGTCGTCAACCAACTCCATGCGGGTGGCCTTCGATGTACGCAGGCGGGTCTCAATAACCGGAGCCTTGGTTTTGAACTCCTTGGTTACGGTATATGATTCACCTGTGTTCTCGTATACCTTGCGGCCGGTCACTGGATCAATCGGCCCGCCCTTTGCAGCAGACCGGGGCTTCCTCTTTGGAATATCCACCTCGGATGCGGCGCGTGAAATAAGAGTACTCACGCCACCCTCAGGCTGATACTTCTTCTTGAGCTCGGCGATACCGTTGTCGATAGCGGAGGTGCGGTAGTCAAGCTTGTGCTTGGCCGCGTCAATAACCACCATCGAGTGGCGGACTGCCCGGGCAAGCTCAGCTTCGGTGGCGCCCTTCACGGTCATATCTGTGATAAGGTTGGACACCATGCCCATCTGCTTTTGCTTGCCGGTCTCAGAGAGAACCTTCATCCCCGGATATCCAGGATATGCGGCAGAAGGATCGAAGCCCTCAAGTCCCTTGAGAGGGGACGTCGAACGAATACGACTCTTCGCCGTGACCGGAATAACCATGGCCGTATCGCCGTCAAAATCGGCGCCTGAGAGCCGTTGAGCGACTTTGGGGTGGATACCTACAGCGTCCGCCGCAAGCTCTCCAATCGTCTTCCTGGCGTCCTTATGACCGTTATTTACGGTGAGGATGGGGATCTCGAATGTACCGCCATGAGGATATCGGACCAGGGCCACCTTCGAGCCGTTCTTGAAGTTCGGAGCATATATCTCCGTTGGCTTCAGATTTGTCACGGGGAGCAGAACCTGATATGCCTGGCCGGGAACCGCAGCTGCACGAAGACGGATCGAATCAGAATCGCAGCCGTCTGCGAAGTCTTGTAACGCCTTCTTGCGGAGCACTGGGTTGGTCAGAGCCATAATATCCCGGAACTTCTGCTGGGCCTCGTTGGTTGAAATATCCAGCTGCTGGCGCGCAAACGAAATATCCTGCTTTGAGAGGAACTGGGCGGACAGAGTCTTTGACCAGTCTCCCCAAGAACCTTCCTCGTTGACGAGGTTGACAGGGGACAGCTTCTTCTTGCCGTCCTTGTCAATATATTCCATCTGCCGGCGGATGGTCGCCCCAAACGGGTTGTCCGGGTCGTCCTTCATTTTCTTGAGGACGGTTTCGCCATCACCAATCATGGGGACCTTCTTGGATTTATTCGTGTTGAACCGAATATCCTTGCCCGCGGGAAGGTCGTCCGCGTAAATGGCCATGCCCTTGAGATAGTGCGTGCCGTCGACGGAAATACGGACCTGGGCGTAGTTAGACTTGCCGAGGTTCAAATCCTTGAGGCCTCGGCGGATCTCGATAACGCCATCCATATTTGTGCCGCCCTGTTCAGCATATCGCACCATGACTCGCTTGGAGTCAAGAGGGGCCGGGGGCTTGAGCGAGAGCTTATTTCCTTCAGGGTCCGTTCGAACGCCGACCACGTGGATCTTGTCGAGGTTCTTAACGATCTCTGACTTCGGAATATCGGGCTTACCGAGAACTCGGGTAGATGTGTAGTTATCCGTTCCGAGCTGTCGAATCTTGATATCGTGGACCTGATATCCCTGGGCCTCAAGAGTAGAGGACGCGAGCTTCATTGTGGTCGCCGTGGTCCCAAGCGTGACCTCAGTGCCCGAGCCAATATCAATAAAGCCGTGCTTGTCGGTCTCTCTCTTGAGAATATCCGCGACGCCCTCGATCTTGCTGGCGGTCTTGCCGGCGGTGTCCTTGAGGTAGTTGCGGACTGTGGACGCAGAAACGCCAAGACGCTCGGCAATGGCGTTCTGGGACATGCCTTTGGCGTCGAGCTTACGCACCATGGCGATCTCGACCGCCTGCCTCTCGCGCTTAGCAATAGACTTGGTGGCCCGAAGTTCAACGGTGGTCATGCCAAGTCCCCTAGCAATCTCGGTCTCGCTCATGCCCTTGGCTTCGAAGCCCCTAACAAGACCCTGGAAATCGCGAGAACGCTGATACGGGTCTTTACCGGAGCCCCACGGGTACCGTCCGGACTTTCGGAGGATACCGTAGTGAGAAAGTGTACCGTCCTCTTGTTCGGGGACGGGGGAGTTCATGTTCAGCATTGGTCCTCCGTATTCAGAATATCCGAGAAGTGAACGATTCGAGTCATGACGTCCAGAATATCATCTGGATCTGGAATATGCGAACGGACCTCTTCATTTTGGTAGATCCGGAGTTGCATGTTGATTGTCGGCCTGAAATTATATTCGAGGCAGAACAGGGCCGCATAGACTTCGAGTTGTTCGAACTTCGTAGCGCCACGCCCTGTTTTGAGGTCGTGGATACGAAGGAGCTCCGAATCCTCGTCGAAGGATATGGCGTCCGCAGTCCCGAAAGCGTAGTCGCTGTAGTACAGCACTTGTTCGGGAGTCATAGAATATCGGATGGCGTCGTTGACGAACATACCGACAGTCCCCGATTCGTTACCGAAGGGGAGGCCCAGGCGAATATGCTCTGCCGCGATCTCATGGAGAGCTGTGCCTAGTGCGGCAGCCTGGGCGTTACGAAATGTCTCGATGACCTTCTTGTCATCATACCGGAGCCAAGCACTCTTGCTGGCCCCGAGGAATGCATGCTTACCCTCGAATCGGGGATGATCAACGAACTGCATCGCCAGACCTCAAATATGAGACAATCTCGTCGAGGATCTCTTCTTCGTTCTCAGGATATACAAATCGTGCGAAGCCCATGTCGTTGAGCTTCTCCACGTAGTACTTCTGATTCGGTCGGACGGGAGCGGTTTTGGAAGCCTTGACTTCCAGCATAGCCCATAGGTCTCCATTCAAGACGAGAAGATCGGGAACTCCTTGAAGGTAGTTGGGATCGTTCTTCAGAATGAGACAGCCTGGTAGACACTGACTGATTCTTTTGATGAGACCTTGCTGGTACTTGTTCTCGCGCACACTCATGTTGGCTCCTTTCGAGAGTACGGTAAACGGGATATGGAGAGTAGGACTTAAGTCCTATATGGCATACCGCCCAGAATCAGTCACCCCATGGACCGGGGGACCCAAAATAGGGGGTCGGCTTCTTTCTCTCCATTATGCCGAACGTGTTTAGCCGGTGGTGTCACCCCATTAAAATATGGAGATCGCAACATCAACTCTCTCGTGTGTACGGACATGGGCGTCGCTAGTACTCGGATGAGGAGTGCGGCAACTTTTCGAGAATAGTATTTGAAAAGGGGATGTCCAAAATGGCGGACTTTTTTTCGACTTGCTATTTATATATATATA